TCAGGGGTTTTGTGTTTTCAGGGGCAGCAACTGTCCCGAAAGTGTCACAGCAGCCAACGGATTGAGTTTTACCGCTTCCGCCAGATGCTCCGGTGCCAAGTGCGCATAGCGCATGGTCATGGCCAAGCTGGAGTGACCCAGGATTTTCTGTAGCGTGAGGATGTTCCCGCCCTTCTGCATGAAGTGGCTGGCAAAGGTGTGCCGGAGTGCGTGGCTGGCTTGCCCTTTCGGCAGCACGATGCCGGATCGGCTCAAGGCTCGACGGAACGACGTGATAGCCCCGGTGAACTGGCCGTGACGCTTCCAGTGATCACGAATGAACGCTTCCAGCTCGGGCTGGATCGGCACGGTTCGCACCTTGCTGGATTTGGTCTTGCTGTAGGTCACAGCGCCATTTCGAAGCCTCGATGGTGCCAAACCTTCCGCCTCTGACCATCGAGCACCAGTGGCCAGGCAGAGCAACACGATAGTGTTCGACGTGCGGGTTGTCGCAGCCTTCGCGAATGGCCGTCAGCAGATCGGCTATCTGTTCCTGGGTCAGCCAGGACAGCTCCCGCTCTTCGATCTTGTAAGGCTTCATCAGCTCCAGTGGATTGGCGTAGTCGATCTGACCGAGGCCTCGCAGCTCGTTGAACACTGCCCGGATGTATCCGAGTTCGTTGTTCAGCGTCTTGGGTGTGATGCCGGCTTCTGCCCGCAAGCGGCGATCATGGGCGTAGGTGGCCGGGTCGAGCTTAATGGCGATGGGGTCGCGTAGGCGAACGCACAGGGCATCGAGCTTGGCCTTTCTGCGCTCACCATCCTTGAGCATGTGGCCGTGCAGATCGAACCACAGACCAACCAGCTCCGAGAGTCGGCGACGATCTTGGGCCTTGGGGTTCCAGGCGGGGTCAGCGGCCTTGTTGGCAGTGATGTATTGCTCGTAGCGCTGGGCCTCTGCCTTGGTCTTGAACAGCTTGCGGAAGCGCTGGCCACGGATGGGCTGGACGTCTGCAAGCCATCGACCATCAGGCTGTTTCTTGACGGTCATACTGCCCTGCCCCACCTGACATGCCGTTCCTCCAGGATGTTCTTGAGGTGCTTGTACAGCCCGTCCTCATCCATCCCCTTGGCGGCGTAGTGGTCACGAATCACCGGCCAGCATTCCCAATCCTTGAGCCGGTAAAAGCCCTTTCTAGCGCCCACTCGCTCCCGTGCCAGCAGGCTTACGAAGTTTCCCAGGAACAGCTCCACGTTCTTGCCGGAGAAGCCCCGAGACGTCTTGTAGTTGCGCTTGTATTCGGTGTCATCTAGCAGCGAATCGACCGGCAGATCGACGCGGGCGTCTTCACGTAGCAGCGTCCAGATCGGTTCGTAGTAACCAGGGCGAGCCAGCAACTTGAACTGCTGCATGCCGTAGCGCCAGAGGCCGTCGAGGTGCGGTGTAAAGGCGGCGTAGCTGTTGGTATCGATGGCGTTGCCGGTGTGCAGATCGACGGAGCCGCTGGCGAATTGCTGGATCACCGAATGGTGATAGCGCAGCTCGATACGCCATACGGTCTGGTCTTGGTTGTAGTTGTCCGGGTCGCCTTCGTCGAAGCTGTCACGACGTCGCCAGACGCTTTCCCAGTAGTCGAGCTTGTCGGTGGCCTTGGCCTGTTCGGTCTTGTTGTAGATCGCCAGTTGCACGCCACCGGCCGAGCCGAACATGTAGGTCTCACCACGGCCGTAGACGCTGCTTTTGGTCTCCCAGGTGATTTCCTTGATGCCAGAGATATCGCGGGCGGATCGGGCGCGGCAGTGCATGCGGGCGACCAGATCAGCAGGCGGTTGCCAACCTTGAACATCCAGGGCGAGATGCACCGCGCATTGGTTGCGTTCAATGTGGGTGAGGATCTGCTCGGCATAGAAATCCATGCGGGCTTGCAGACGCTCAGGCGACAAGGCGTCGATGGCGTGGGGCGACACCTCGACCTTGAGGTGCGGGCCGATGTTCTCCACCTTGGCGTTGTAGTTCTTCAGCAGCAGCACGAAGCCCAGGTCGGCGTTCTGCAGCTTGTACTGGTAGCCCGAATCCTTGCTCACCCGGCCTGCATGCCAGCGCTCTCCAGCGAAGTCGACGATGGTGCCGGGTTTATCGAATAGGCACAGCAGCTCTGGCCGGAGCAGGCCACGGTACAGCTGGCGGACGGTATCGACGCCGCAGTGCAGCAGGCGGACTTTCGACAGGTCGACGATACGGGCGTTGCCCGGGTCTACGAACAGCCGACCGTTCACGTCTTCACGTGCCAGCATGTCGAGTCGCAGGAAGTCTTTTGGCTTTTTCACTCAGTCACCTATTGCTGATTACTGCGGAAGTTTTCGTCTTACTTTCTGACGTGTTACAGGGACGTCAGCGGCTACGCGCGCGCGCTCGCTACGTTCTGTACGGAGCCACTCGCTCGCTGCGCGCTACGCCCCCGACGCAGCCGAACCCGTCTCGGCTGCGCCGAGACACACACGGCTACGTCAGGGGCTTGCACTGCTCTTTCTCTACCCAGGCTTCGGGGTATTCAGCTTGGGCTTGTCGGTCGATCAGACAGGGTTGTTCCAGGGAGAAAGGGAGCACCTGGGGGCGGCCATGCGGCGGAAGACTGGCGAACCAGAGGAAGGCGCTCAGCAGCACCAGAAACAGCAGGTGCAGGCAGTCAGCGAAGTGCAGCGGGAGAAGCTTGAAGATCAACACCAAGGGCTTTGCCCTTGTCATCCCACTCTTGCCGCCGAGGGCTCGGGAGCGCGGGGCGGTGAAGCTGCCCCACTCTCCCGTGGTCAGGCTTGTTTTCATGGCGTGGGGTCAAGGGTTCGCTGCGCCCGTGCTTCCGTTCGACGGAACGGTGGAGCTGTTCCGACGAGCCGGGAGCGCGGCCCCTGACCCGGAACCATCGGCGGAATGGGTCAGGGTCATGCGGCCCAGTACGTTGCCGGAACCATGCCGGTCGCGGTACCGCATCGCCCTGATAGTGCGAATGTTCCTGAAGAACAGTTCGTTGGGAAAAGGGTCTTCGCCGTTCAGCTCCAGGGTCATGAAGCAGCCATGCGGATACACGCCCTCGATGGGAAGAATGACGCCGACGATGTGCAGGCAATACCAAGTGGAGTCAGGTTCATCATCCCAAACCTGCTCAACCAGAACGGTTTTGCCGACGTAGCTAAAAGCGGTAGCAGCATCCAGGGTGATTCCACACTCAAGCATGGCGGCGCTCCCCTTCCGTGGTTTCGCATTTACCCTGGACCATCGCTGGTAGAGGCAGACGGCCAAGCACCTTGGCGGTGGCGTGACGGTCGCGGATACCGCGAATGGTGTTGATGCTGTCAAAGTAGACTTCTACTGGCAGGTCTTCGCTGCCATCGAACGGCATGGCGAGGAAGTAACCATCTTCGAAGACGCCCGGCACCGGCAGTACCACGCCGACCACGTGGTAACAGCGCCAGAGCATTTCGTTGTCGTCGTCCCAGCGCAGCTCCATAAGCACGGTCTGGCCGATGAAGCCGATAGCGGTAACGGGATCGAACACCAGGGCAGGCTTAGACATGGGCGTAGTCCCCCGCCTTGAACACGCTCTTGCCCTTCTCCAGATCGGCGCGGAGACGGGCAAGGTTGACCATGCGGAAGTCGGCCAGCTTCATGCTGGGGATAGTCTGGCTGTCTACCCAATTGATGACCTCTTCGACCGTTACGCCGCTTAGCTCGGCGAAGGTCTTCACGCTGCACAGGTCGAGGCTTTCGTCAGGCTTGCTCATGGGTGCCCTCCTTGGCGGCTTTGTCCTGGGCGTAGCTCGCTTCCAGGCGAATGACGACTTCCGAGTTCATCGAACGGCGAGAAGCAAAGGCGGACTGTTCGATCTTGGCGCGCAGCTCGGGCGGTACGCGCAGCTTGAATTGCGGGTCTGTTCGGCTCACAGCGTCCACTCCTGTTCCAGTAGCTGGCGGGTCAGCAACGCCACGTTGACCATGGTGCGTTTGCCGACCTTCTGCGAAGGCAGGTAGTTACGTTCTACCCAGGTGCGTACCACGATGGGTTCGTCGCCCATGCCGATCCACTCGGCGAACTTCTGCCACGGCATCAAGGGCGGGGCGCCGTGCAGCTTTTGCGGGTCGAGACCTTCCGTATCCATCAGCTTTAATCCACTATGTTCAGCATTGATCGAACGATGATCGTTCGTACTATTTACCACTGGCGTTGTAGATAGTACCACCGAGGTGTCGTTTGTAAACTGTACCAACGATGAATATTGACGAACCCTGTGAGCATCACTGATAGAGCTTTGCTATTGATTGACTTGGCTGGACTGGATGCCTTCGCGCCTGTGAGGTCGAAGGAGTACTACCGTTGGTCAAACATCAAACGAGGAAAGGCGCGGCTTGGCGCTGAGGAAATTGAGCAGATCAATGCCCTATTTCCACACTACAGATGGTGGCTGAGCACTGGTGAAGTGATGCCTGAGGTAGGCCAAACAAGCCCGGCCTACGACGAAGCCAACCGAAACTTGAGCCAACCCAACGCGGGATAGCGATCACCCAGGAAGCAGCTAGGCGCTGGTACGCCCGAAAGGAGCTCGGAAAACCATGAAGAAACTGATATGCACCATCCTGTGCCTGATCGCGGTCACGCAGGCCAAGGCAGGCGAAGAAGTAGCCTTCTATGTCGGACAAGCCCATGACGAATGGGCTTTCAAAGTAACAGGGAAAGGTCGAGCGCTAGCGGGAAAGAGCCTTATCTATACAAGGCTCGACGAGCTGCAGATCGTAAACAATCCAAAACACTCAAAAACCAGATACATAGAGAGTGTTGAAGTCGCCTACGCCTACATCAACAAAGATGGAGTATGGGACTTCAAATCGGTTGATAGCTTTCACCCCGTCAATAAGAACGTACGCCCTGGGGAAAAACTGACGATCAAAGGCCTTGAAGCCGCACTGGACTTAGATAGCAAAAGAGCCAGTGACTACTGGGTACTTGTAACGCTCTGGCTAAGCAAAAGAGAAACAGTGCACGCTCATTCCAGGCGAGATATATTCTAAAAAATCACCGTCATCACCCCTCAGACTTTCGCTTATTAGGTCTAGAAATATTTATAACTTCCGGAAGTAAAAACTCATAGATTGCGTCAAAAGCATCATCATACGCCATATCCAAATATGGATGACGCTCACCAAGAGATATTTCCGTGAGATGAAGCATGGCCAAATACGTTTTAGGGATATGTTCCACCACATTAAAAACCTCATGGCGAGTATGAATAAAAACATCCAACTGCCACCCATCACTCATACCAATCTCATCAACCAAAAACCTAGCCGAGACAGAGCTTTTTCTATCCAAAATAGACACATTATGCTTGATGACATTTGCGAGTGCTCTGATCGACTGAAGCTCTCTCTGATACAAGACATCATAATGCTTATCGATCAGATCAAATTTAAATCCAACAAACCTCTTTAATTCTATAGATGTATCCTCAACTACTTTCGCCAGTGCCAAGATAGAGTTCTCATGTAGAAACTCAGAGAATTGGTAGACCGCACCTCCAACGTCCTTCATCCTCATCTTATTAGAAAATCTATCTAAACCCTCATCAATCCATTTTATTTTTGATATTTCAGATATTTTCTCTGCCGTAGCCAAGTAAGAAAGAGCTATACCAGATAGCCTTTCATTAATTCTTGTATAAAAACCCATCGCTTCATGCCAATTATCAACACCTTCCATACCCAACCCCCCCACAAACAACTCACAGACAACCTTCCAAAAATTAAGGACAAAGTTGATTGGCTACAGACTTAAGCTCTGAAAGATAAAACTCTAATCTAGTTTGACTTCCACCTCTCGGAGTGCTGTCTAAAAAAGAGCCTACCTTATGCACCTCCTTCAGCCCACGCCTAAATGAAGCTGATAAATTACTATCTGCAAGGGCAGCTTGCATTACCTTTTGAGATGCACCACTTCGATGTGCAAGATAGTTACGAATTGCCTTTGTAGCCTCCAACAAGCTTGAATGCCCAGGGGAAAGGCTGGTGAAATAATTCTTATAAGGCATATCCAGCCACTGACCAGCCTTGGCTTTCAAATCTGCAGACGTAGCAAAAGTAACATTCCAGTCTTTAGGATCAAGAATTTGACGTATTTTTTCTAACGTCAAGTGCGATGCGATATCAACTTGAGCAAATGTAGTTGCGCGCTTGGCATACTCATCAGCAGCAGAGATATCCATTTTATTGGTGAGACTACCAATGAAAGGGCCAGATTTCTTATTTATATAAGCGACAAATATATCACTAATAAAACCCTCTAAAAGAACTGATGCACCCAGAAAAGTATATTCAGCCAGGAGATTTTGATTGCTTATAGGCAGAGATACATTTGAGACATTATTAACCACAGCCTCTACATCAGACAAACCAGCAAGAAAGTCATTTTTTATATTACCCGGAGCAGCTGTGCGCATATACCCAAACCCAAGTCAAAATTAAAATTTTCGCTGACACACCAATACAAAACAAAAACCGCTGATCAGCTATTTTCTTTATCTACAGGCTGAGTATCTATCACTATAAGATTTACAGACTCAGGAAGAACCTTCTGAATTTCAGCCACAGAATAGCCTTTTGCATGTAGCTTATAACCCGCCTCTGTGTGAATTATTATTTCTCGACTTTTTCGCGCATCAATCCAAGCCACTATAACCTTCGCAATAGAATTCCAAGGCATCGCATCCGATAGAGCGGTAATAACTTCTACCAAACCAGAAGCTTGAGGCCTAGAGTTAAACGTATGGATCGGGCCGTGAGGGATATTAGCCTCGTCCAATGCAGCCAGAAAGGAATCGCCGCCATGTTTGAATAGAGTCAACCTGATCGAGCTATATGTTCCGTTGCTCATGAGCACTCCTTTAATAAGTTAAAATAAATAACGATAAACAGTAAATTTATCAATTAAATTGCAACTTTTTCGCATACACACCTCTAGCCGTAATAGCAAAAAGCTAGCGTTAACTAAAAAGCATGTCTAGTTAATGTGTCGAAAAAGTGTCGAAATCACTGCAAGGGATAGCGGAGAAAAGCCGTCTTGGGCAGGCTGCAAGGCCAGTAAAGCCGGGCGTTGCGGATCACAGCAAGGGGCTGGAATGGGTTCGATTTACTCGGCGGCCAGCTCTGCCCCAAAAGTGTCACAGACACAGCAAGGTACAGCCGATCAATGCGTCATAGAGAAGACGGCAACAGGCTGAATTGCTTGGGTAAGCGAGCTACAGCAGGACAATGCAGAAGCCTCGACACGGGTTCAAATCCCCCCGGCTCCACCAATTCAAGCAAGCATAAACCCCTGATTTTCCTAGAGGATTTCAGGGGTTTTTCTTTGGGGTGTCGAAAATGTGTCGATTAATGAGTGCTGACAGCTCTTTGCCATGATTAAAATGGCCAAAAGCCATGACAAAGGAGTCAAGCATGAGCGACGAGCTGAAAAAGGGAATCGAAGCGATCTTTGCCGAAAAAGCAGCAGAAGACGAAAAACGAAAAAAGCTCATTGATGAAAGCATCGCTGCCGCAGAGGCTTTTACAGAGAAGTTTGAACAGCTAAAAGCTGATCTCCTGAGGCCTACGTTTCAAAAAACTGTAGACGCGCTCAAAGAGAAAGGCATCCTAGCGACCATCCAAGAGTCTAGCCAAGACAAGAATCAGACCAATCCGCCAAAAATCACCATCAGCTTTCATGTTGGGAGCCAGGGCGGACATGCGGCGCCGCACTACCCTCACTTCTCAGCAGTATGCGATAGCGCTAGGAAAGTGGTGCAACTCCACCAAAGCTCACTGGTGATGGGGCGAGGAGGTCAAGCGGGAGTTATCGGACAAACAAACATTGATGGGCTAGATGAACAATTTATTACTCAGAAACTGCTTGATCTGCTCAAACTGATCCTCAAATGACGAGACGGCTCACAGGGCCAAGCCTGACAGCATCCTGCAGATGATCCGGCGCCAGGTGCGCATAGCGCATGGTCATGGCCAGGCTGGAGTGACCCAGGATTTTCTGCAGGGTGAGGATGTTGCCGCCGTTCTGGATGAAGTGGCTGGCGAAGGTGTGTCGCAGGGCGTGGGCGGCCTGGCCTTTTGGTAGGCGGATGGTCGTCCTGGCCAGGGCGCGGCGGAACGAGGTGATGGCCGAGTTGGGCTGGCCGTGTTGCTTCCAGTGTCTGACGATCTTGGCTTCCAGCTCTGCAGTGATCGGCACCGAACGCACCTTGCCGTTCTTGGTTCCGCTGAAGGTAATCACGCCATTACGTAGCCCGGTCGGTTTCAACTTCTCAGCCTCTGACCATCGAGCACCGGTGGCCAGACAGATCAGGGCGATTATCTCGACGTGCGGGTTGTCACAGCCGCGCCGGATCTCTTCCAGCAGCTCGGCGATCTGTTCGGTAGTCAGCCAGGACAGCTCCCGTTCCTGCACCTTGAGCGGCTTCACCAGGGCGAGCGGGTTGGCGTAGTCGATCACACCCAAACCACGTAGCTCGTTGTAGACGGCACGCAGGTAGCCCAGCTCGTTGTTCAACGTCTTGGGTGAGGCGCCCTCCCCTAGCCTGATCCGGCGATCCTGGGCGTAGGCTTGCGGGTCGAGCTTGGCGCCGTGGGGGTTGCGTAGGCGCTTGGCCAGAGCATCGAGCTTGCTACGGCGGCGTTCACCATCGCGCAGGGAGTGTCCGTGCAGATCGAACCAGAGGCCAACCAACTCGGCGAGGGTGCGACGGTCTTTCGGCCTGGGCGACCAATCCGGGTTCTCGACGACCTTGGCCCTGCAGGATGCTTCGAAGCGCTGGGCTTCGCCCTTGGTCTTGAACGTCTTGCGGAAGCGTTTGCCCTTGATGGGCTCCACGTCGACTTTCCAGCGGCCATCCGGTAGCTGATCGATAGCCATCAGACGGCACGCCCCCACCGGACGTAGCGTTCTTCCAGGATGCCTTTGATGTGCTTGTAGAGTGCGTCCTCATCCATGCCTTTGGCGGCATAGTGGTCGCGGATCACCGGCCAGCACTCCCAATCCTTAAGCCGGTGAAATGCCCTTCTAGCGCCCACTCGCTCCCGTGCCAGCAGGCTTACGAAGTTTCCCAGGAACAGTTCCACGTTCTTGCCCGAGAAGCCACGCGCCGTCTTGTGATAGCGCTTGTACTCGGTTTCATCGAGCAGGGAATCGACAGGTAGATCGACGCGCACGTCGTCACGGATCAGCGTCCAGATTGGCTCGAAGTATCCAGGACGGGCGATCAACTTGAACTGGCTCAGACCATAGCGCCACAGGCCGTCCAGATGCTGGGAGAAGGCAGCGAAGGTACACGTCTCGATGGTCTGACCACTCTGCAGGTCTACCGAGCCGCTGGCGAACTGCTGGACGATGGAGTGGTGATAACGCAGCTCTACGCGCTACACATCCTGGGCAGGGTTGTAGTTGTCAGGGTCGGTATCGTCGAAGCTGTCACGGCGACGCCAGACGCTTTCCCAGTAGTCGAGCTTGTCGGTGGCCTTGGCCTGCTCGGTCTTGTTGTAGATGCAGAGCTGCAGGCCGTTGGCGGAGCCGAACATCGAGGTTTCACCGCGGCTATACACGCTCGACTTGGTGGCCCAGTGCAGTTCGTTGATGCCGGACACGTCCCGGTGCGTTCGGGCTCTGCAGTGCATCCTGGCGACCAGATCGGCGGGAGGTGTCCAGCCCTGCAGGTCGAGTGCGAGGTGTACCGCGCATTGGTTAACCTCAATGTTCGTCAGCACCTGGGCGGCGTAGTGATCCAGGCGGGTCTGCAGGCGCTCAGGCGAAAGGCTGTCGATGGCATGGGGCGACACCTCAACCTTGAGGTGCGGGCCGACATTCTCGACCTTGGCGTTGAAGTTCTTCACCAGCAGCACAAAACCCAGGTCAGCGTTCTGCAGCTTGTACTGGTAGCCCGAGTCACGGCTTACCCGACCGGCATGCCAGCGGTCACCCGCGAAATCGACGATGGCGCCGGGCTTGTCGAACAGGCTCAGGATTTCAGGGCGGAGCAGCCCTTTGTAGAGCTGTCTCACCGTATCGACGCCACAGCGCAGCAAGCGGACTTTCGACAGGTCGGTGATACGAGCCGTATTGCGATCAACGAACAGCCGCCCGGTCGGGCTTTCATAGCCATTGTTGTCCAGTCGGATTTGATCTTTTGCCATGCTTCAAAACTCCAACAATGGCCATTACTGGCCGAAATCATTCGTCTCTATCTGACGTGTTACAGGGACGTCAGCGCGAAGGCGCGTGCCTCGCTCGCGCCTTCGTTCTGAACTGAACCACTCCGGCGCTCGCTCATCCGCGCCCCGCCGCTGTCGCGCGCACGCGCGCCTCGTGCCTCGGCGTGCGCACGTGAGCCAGCAGCTGCGCACGTATCTCTTTCCATCCAGTGCTCGGGGTATTCAACTCGGTCTTGCCGGTCGATCAGGCACGCCTGTTCCTGGATGTAGGTAGGCACCTGAGGACGATCAAAGGGCGGGAGGCTGGCGTACCAGAGGAAGGCGCTCAGCAGCGCCAGAAACACGAGGTGCAGGCAGTCAGCGAAGTGCAGCGGGCGGGACTTGATCAACACCAAGGGCTTTGCCCTTGTCATCCCACTCTTGCCGCCGAGGGCTCGGGAGTGCGGGGCGGTGAAGCTGCCCCACTCTCCCGTGGTCAGGCTATTCATGATGGTGCGGGGTCAAGGGTGCGCTGCGCCCGTGCTTCCGTTCGCCGGAACGGTGAAGCTGTTCCGACGAGCCGGGAGCGCGGCCCCTGACCCGGCCGAATGGGTCAGGGTCATGCGGCCCAGTACGTTGCCGGAACCATGCCGGTCGCGGTACCGCATCGCCCTGATAGTGCGGATGCTCGCGAAGAACATCTCATTCGGGAAAGGGTCATGACCGCTGGCGTCCATGGTCATGAAATAGGCGTTTTCGTTCACGCCGCTAACCGGCAGCACAACGCCAACGATGTGCTTGATACGCCAGAGCGGCTCTGGGTCATCCTCCCAGGCCAGCTCGACGAGAACGGTCTTGCCGATGTAGCTGAAGGCCGTGGCGGCATCGATGTTCAGGCCCAGGCTAATCATGGTCGTAATCCCCTTCCTTGAATTCCTTCTTGCCGCTGAGCAGATCGGCGCGGAGCTTGCCCACATCCACCATGATGAAGTCGGCGAAACGAGCGCTGGGGATGGTGCCGTTCTCCACCCACTCCACGACTTCTTCAACTGGAATGCCGCTGGCCGAGGCGAAGGTGACAATGCTGGTCAGGTTTTCGATGGCGGCACCGAGCGCAACCACGTTGCCCTGTTTCGAGTTCGGGTTAGTCAT